ATCTTTTATCTTTGAAAAAAACAAGAAAACCAAAACAAAAAAAAGAACTTAATTTTTTTGACAATGACCCATTTGATTTTCTTAATTTAATTAAGAACTTTAATCAACGTTGTAATCTAACATTAGATGAATTGTTGGATAAAATTGGAGATAGTGGTTTAGCATCTTTAACAGATTTAGAAAAACAAAAATTAGACGAATATTCACAATCAAATTAAAAAAAATGAAAAGTAAAAATTTAGGAATGACAATTAATCAAGAAGAAGTATACTACTATCTTAAAGATATTAGAAAAATTAAAGTTATGTCACCAGAAAGAGAAAAAACTTTGGCGATAAAAATGAAATCAGATAATATTTCTGAAATTGAAAAAAAACAAATTGAAGAAGAATTACTTGTGGGTAACTTAAGGTTTGTTATAACAGTAGCGAAACAATATCAAAACCAAGGATTAGATTTACAAGATCTAATTGCTGAGGGTAATCATGGTTTACTGAAAGCAATTAAAAATTTTGATTGGAATAAAGATCTTAGATTTATTTCATACGCAGTATGGTGGGTTAAACAATCAATTTTACAATCATTAAACGATAATTCGAGAACAATAAGATTACCAGTTAATGTTGTACAAGATTTACATAGAGCGAAAAAAGAAGTTGAACAATCTGGAAAAAAAATGGAAGATAAGTTTACTGGATTACCATCTATTGTTGATTTAGACATGAAAATAAATGAAGAAGGGGATACACTTATTGATATGATTGTTAATCAAGAGGCTGAAGCTCCTGACGCTATTTTTAATACAAACGATATTTTAAAAGAAAAAATGTTAAAGTTATTAAATAATTTAGATGATCGTGAAAAATCAATTATTGGTGATTATTTTGGGATCACAGGAACACCAAGAACTTTGGAAGATATTGGGAGTGATTTTGGATTAACAAAAGAAAGAGTTAGACAAATAAAAGAAAAGGCGTTAAGAAGATTAAGAAACGATAGTTCAGAATTATTTGACTATTTATAATAAAAATTTGGCAAATTAAAATAAGTTATATATCTTTGTAAAAAAATAAAAAAATGGGAAGTGTAATTGATTATATTGAATGTCCAAATTGTAAACAAGAAGCGTTTAGCGATTTCTATTACAAAACAGGTGAAGATTATATAAATTGTGGTAATTGTGGGTACCATTATTCTCAAACATTAAAAAGGGATAAGGATGGGAAATTTGTAACCGAAGATGGTACTGATAATTATAAGTTTGATAATCTTATTATGGAAGTTTCTGAACTTAAAAATCCATTTGGTTCGTATCGTCTAAAAGTTTACCAATCACCGGCAAGTCAAGTTGGGTCATTTGAAACTGAGGAACAGTATAACGAGTTTAAATTGAATCTTAATGAGGATGTTGAAATTGAATTCTGTTCTGTGTCAAGATTTGTTGATGGAGAAATCAAAGTTGAAATGTTAATTGATAATGGACCTGAGGTTGATTCTCAAGGATTTACAATAGAGGATCGTTAATTACAAAAAGGGTTGAACCGAGATTACCCTTACAACTCGGCGGAATGAGACACGATGTTCTCTAGGTGAAAATCCTCAATCTTACTCGTGATGTAAGATGAAATTACACTCCCCCATTGGTACCAGTGGGGGTTTATTTTGCGGTAATAACTAGTTGATTTCTACCAACATAAAAATTAGCATCCCTCATAACGGTTTTAATAAAAAGATTAAATTCGTAAGGATTAACTTCTTCTATTCTAATTGCAATACTAAGTAAGCTTGATTCATCTTTAATTACAAACTCAACACCATCATATAACTCACCAATGACAATATATTGTACTATATCATCCTTTACTTTTTTTACTGAATTTAAGATATCATAATCTCTAATTATATCACCACTTTTTGAAAAATCTCTTTTTTTTCGTATTTCAGCGTGGGTCTTCATTCCAGGCACATTTACCTGTTGGTATCTTAAATTCATGGTAACAGTAAGTTTTGCTTGGATCTCAGCAATCTTCTTTTCTAAGATTAAAACTTTACGTATTGTTTCTCTAAGTAGTGACATAATTATATAAATACCTTATATTAGTATTTATAAATATATTAGAATTATTATGAAAGAAAAATTTTTACCTTGGTTTTTATTATTTTGTGCTTTGGGTTTGTCAGGAACCGCAGCATATTATAGTGTTGTTGGTTTATCAATTGTATTTGTTGGTGTGGCATTACCCGTTATTATTATGGGATCATTTCTTGAGATATCTAAAATTGCAATTGCAACATATCTTCACGACAAATGGAAAGAAACATATGGAATTTTAAAAATTTATATGACCATTGCTCTTGTGACCCTTTCTTTAATAACTTCACTTGGAATATACGGACTTTTAAGTACAGGATTTCAAGGGAATATTGCAAAACTTGAAATTAACGAAAAACAAGTCAAAAATATTGAGGTAAAAAAGAAAAGGTTTGAAGAAGTTAAAGACGAATTAACAAAAGAAAAAAACATTTTAGACGGAGACATTACTAAGTTAAGAGACGGGGTATCTAATAATACAACAACACAATCTGTGGATAGAAGAACTGGACAGGTAATTACAAGAGCCAACGACGGTAATAGAAAATTATTTGAATCTCAACTATCACAAGCACAAGTAAGGAGAGACACAATAGCAAAAAGAATTGATAGTATGAATGATAGTATCACCCAACTTGATATTAATATCTTAAACATGGAATCAAAAGAAATTTCGGGAAGTGAGTTGGGAGCTTTAAAGTATGTTAGTGAACTACTTGATTGGGATATTAAACGAACCGCAAATCTTTTTATTTTAATTTTGATCTTTGTTTTTGATCCATTAGCAATTACGTTAGTTATTGCAACAAACCAAGCATTTAAAGGAAAAAGAAAAGACGAAGATTCACAGGGGGACACGGATGTCCCTCTGTTAAAATCCACAGAAAATTTAGAGGGGGACACTGGTGTCCCTCACAAAGAAGATACCATACATGATACCATACATGATGAGATTGAGATTCCTGAAAGTTATTTAACACATCATACCACGCATTATACCCCCCAAGTCACCCCCCAAGTCACCCCCCAAGTCGAACCTGAAATTATTGAATTATCAAATATAGAATATGGTAGTACAGGACTAACCACCGTAAATACAACCACACAAAATAAAGTTTTAAGATATACTAAAACAAATGATTGATGAAATAATAAAATACGGAAATTTTAGATCAGAGAAAAAAAATAAAAACAAAACACAAATTATACTCACTAATACGTCTAGAAACATAAATGATTTTTTACAATCATTAAAATATAGACATAATGGTAAATATGATAAAATTCCTAACTATATTGTAACAAGAGATGGTAAAGTTCTTCAGTTATTGGACAATGATGAATATACTAATTATAACACAACATCATCTATAAACAGAAACTCTGTAATTGTTTGTTTGGAAAATTTAGGTTGGTTAGAAAAAGAACCATTAAAAAATTATCACATTAATTGGATTGGTGATATTTATAAACAAAAGGTTTTTAATAAAACATGGAGAGATTATTTTTTTTGGCAACCATATCCTGAGGAACAAATTATTTTAACCTCAAAATTGTGTGTTAAGTTAACCAAAGAAACTAATATCCCATTAAAAAGTGTGGAACATAATACAAAAATAAACGGTATAGAAAAATTTGAAGGTATTGTAACTAAAAGTAATTTTGATAGTGATTTTACTGATGTTAGTCCGGCCTTTAATTTTGAAATTTTTAATAAATATTTAAAAAATGACTAATTACGAAGAAATAAAAAAATTATTATCAGCATCAAGAAAATTACTTGGGGGTAACCAATTAACTGAGGATATTAAGAGTATTAAAAAAAATTATGGTTTATTAATTGAACAACCTGTTGAAGATCCTGACAATAAAATAGATGTAATGACAGATATTGAGGATAAAATACAAAACGATAAGTATGAAACTGCGGAAAAAGATGAAGATGAATATAAAGAATTTGATAAAGTTAAATCAGATAAAAAAAAGGCATATAGAATATCGGGGGGGATTTTAGTTATTCATAGTAAAAACACAACAGATTTACAATTAACAACTGATGATAAGTCCGCGTTTCAAGAAAGTATGGATGAGTTTAAACAAGATGTTACCGAAATCGTTGACTTTAATAAATTAAATTTATATCCAACAAATGTTGAATGGTCAGGAAAAATAACTGAATTAGATTTAGATTTTTTCTTTTCAATTGGAGAAACGAATGGGGTATATATAAATGGAACTATGACCAAACTTGATGATGAATTTAGTGAAATATCGTTAAAATTAAAAACATATTATGAAAAATTTAAAACCAAATGGTCTAAAATTGTTTCATCAAGAAAAAAAACAAGTGAGATATGAAAAATTTTTTAAATGAAAACTTCAAATACATTATATTAACAGTTGTTATTATATTAATTGGTTTAATTATTTACGATATGACAAAAGTTGATAATGGAATGTCAAAAGAAGATAAAAAACAAATTGAACAACTTGATAAAGATATTAATAGTATGATTGAATATCAAAAAAAATTAGATGAAAAAATAACAAAATATAATGAAGAGATACATAAAATTGATTCAACAATATCTAATATTAAAATTAAAAAAGAAGTCGTTAATAACTATTACCAACAAAAAGGTAATGAAATTAAAAACTCAAACTCTAAACAAATTGATAGTTTATTACAATTAAGATATAATTTTTAAAACATGAAAAATATAATACTAATATTATTTTTGTCTTTTGGGGTTTCTATTTTATCCCAAACAACAAAAAAAGAAGATACTACCGAAATATGTATTCCTTATAAAGTAGGAAAACAGATCATGATGGATCTAAATAAATTGGATTCTACTTCCGCAATTTTAAAATTAACCAAAGATGAGGTTGTTGAGTTAAATAAAAAAATTGAGGTACAACAATCTATTATTATAACAATGGAAGAAAAGTTTAAAACAAGTGAAATAATTATTCAAAAAACAAATGATAAATTTCAAATTGTTGATAATATTAATAAAGATCTTACATCAGACAATAGAAAATTAAAAAGAAAAAATACAATAATTCAGATTATTTCCTCAGCTATTATAGGAGGATTAACATATGGGATAATAGTAAAATAAAATGGCACTAACACAATCGGATAAAAGAGAAATTGAATCATTAATAAAAAAAGAAATAAAAGACTTTTTAGGGTCGGCAACAGCTAAACAATTTGAAGATAAATTATTAGAAAGAATTTCTAAAGAGATGAAACGAGGTAAATTAGAGAAAGATGTTAAAGAATTAATAATTAAATCGTTTAGAGAGTTTTATACTATAATGTACCAACAAAGAAATTTTTGGGAATCTAAATTTAAAAGTTCATAATGGATATGATTAACATGTTTAATAAAGAATATAATAATGCCGCAAACGGATTGGGGGTAAATGGGATTGACTTGTCCAAACAAAGAAAAAATTTCCAACCAATGGAAGAAGAAAAAGAAAAAAAGAAAAAAACAAAACCACAAGATTATTTAAAAGATAAAAAAACTAATTTAAATGACATACTAACATTAGTTAAAAACAAAATGTCAGTAAGTAAAACAAGATCCGAATTAAAAAAAATGTTAGAAAATCCTGAAGATATTAACGATTTTCTACATTCATTATTAGAAATAACTAAAAGTAAAAAAGAAGAAACTAAAGAAACTGGATCGGTATCTGCCGGAGCATATTCAGGTGGAGCACTTTTTTCATCTCAAGAAATTAAAGAAAAGAAATATTGTGAAAAATGTAAAAACATAGAAAAAGATTGTACTTGTAATAGACCTAAAAAGTTTGAAACAAAAGAAGGTGCAAGTACCGTATCATCAGGTCAATACTCAGGGCCCTCGATATGGGCAAAGTCAACCAACAAAAAAGATTGGGGACCAAGCCGTAACACTCAAATTCCTGGTGGTAAATTTGTCCAAGTTAAGAAAAAATGTAAAAAGTTTCCTTATTGTAATCAAGGGGATATTAACGCACTTAAAATTTTTGAAAACAAAGGATTAAAAAGAGTTATAACAAATATAAGTGAGTCTTATGGAATAACAGAAAACTATGTTAGAAATATAATTTATTTAGAAATGGAAAAATTGAATAAACATTGATATTTATATATAAACAAGAAAATGAAAAATAACAATTATTATAATGTTTTATTAAAAAAAATTCTTAATGAAACTTTAGAGGATAAAGCAAAAGAAGTAATGGAAAAATTAAAATTTAATAAACCTGGAACTTCATTTGACTATGTTGAAGGAGAAATGTGTGAATCATGTGGTGGAGAAATGAGAGAAGGAGAAGCGTGTGAATCATGTGGTTATAAAGAAAATGGTGAGGTTTTAGAAACTCGTAAGAGTTATAGAAATAATAATAAATTAAGTGATTCTGATATTGAAGAAATAACCGAAAGATTATTTGATAAACAAAAAAATATAGATAAAAATAAAAACAATAGAATTGATAAAGAAGATTTTACACTCTTAAGAAAGAAAAGAGAGACAAAAGAGAATAAAGGTGAATGTATGGAGTGTGGTGATAAATCTTACATGGAAGAAGATGAAACTGCGGAAGGAAATTCATTCACGAATAAATTAAGACAAACACCAAAAGGTGGAAAATTCAAACTTGGTAATAAAGAATATACGGATAATTCTTCCTTGGAAGAAAATAATAATGTTTTATATAGGTTAAATTCTGGTCATGGGTCTGAATTGTTTACAGAGAACGAGATTATTAATCTGATAGAAAATATTATTATTGAAGAAAAAGAAAAAAGTAATATAAAAAAAGGAAAAACACCAGCAGGTTTGGAAGCTTATGAAAAAGCACATAAAGGATCTGGTAAAGAAAATGAAAATTACATGAAAGAATTTTCTAAAAAAATGTTAGATTATACTAAAAGTGGATCTAAAGAGAAATTTAATACCAAGCCAAAACATTTTCCAAAAGGTAACGGTCAATTGGCTAAAATGGATAAAATGGCTTATGAAATTGATGATGAAGGAACTGACTTTAATGTGGAAGTTGCGGGACAGAATATTCCTGATTACGACGGAAAACCACCTAAAAAAGAAACAATTGAAAAACAAATAAAAGGAAGTTCTACTAATGGTAACAACCAAGAATGGGCAAATGCTGAAAATACTGGAGTTAACGATAAATTTTCAAAATATTTTGAAGATGACCAATTGGCAAAATGGAAAGATGAATCATACGGAAGAGTACCTTCTCCAGTATATGATGAAATACCATTAAAAAATAAAAAAGGTGGTAAAAGTAAATTGAAAGAGGAGTTTGACAGAATGAAATCGTTAATGGGATACAAAGAAAAGACTCAATAATTTACATATAAATAATCTATATTATTATTTGTCCATAGGTATTAATCTATGGACAATTTTTTTAACTACATAACCCAACCAATTAAACCTGAAGATGTAGACATCTGGTTCAGGATAAATAATATAATTTCTGAAAAAATGGAATTATATTATGACTTTTCATTTTCTTTATATTATTTAATACTTGAAACTTATTTGGGGGAAGATGATAATATAAATGAAACTAAAATTGTTATGTCAAATGAAGACAAACAAAAACACTTTGATTGGTGTTGGGGTAAAACCATTAATAATTTCAATAAAGAAAACATAGTCTTCAAAGATAAAGGAGAACATTATGTTTATTTTAATCAATTTTTTATAGACACGTTTTATAATCAAAAAGAAGATAAAATGAGAAAAACAATTGAAACATTTTTTAATGATGTATTTAATAGAAAAAAATCGTTTACCAAATCTGATTTAGATATAATATTAAACATTTATAAGTCATTAGATAAAAATATGGTCCTGTAGTATTTACAAACAACATTTTTTTTATTAAACTTAAATATATAAAAATAAACTATTATTAATTTAAAAAATGAAAACTTTAGAAAAAATCAATTCTCTAACTGAAGAACTAAATCTTAATGTAACTAAATTTTTTGGTGGAAATAAAAGCGCTGGAACAAGAGCTAGAAAAACATCACAAGAATTAAAAGCGTTATTACAAATTCTTCGAGGAGAAATTTTAGAGACAAAAAAAAATGACTAATATAGAAACAATATATTTATTTGTTTTTATATTCTCAACAATTTTATTGGTGAGAACAGCATTAAAATTTATTATTTCCCTATTACAAACAAAACCAGAAAAAATGGTTTTAAGTAATAGGGAAATTTTATTCAATGGTTTATCATTAAGTTATTTAATAACGTATTTAATACAAGTATAAATGAGCATATATAAAGAATTTACAATACTTTTTCCGTATCTACAATCAGTTAGGAAACTAAAATCATATTTATCTTTTGATATTGAGTTTCCTGATACATGGAAATTACCCAAAAAATTTGTTAACGAAGAAAAAGTAATTGAAAATCAGAAATCAAACACAGGACATAGATCCTTTTCATTTGTTTCTGAGTTTAGTGAAAAGTTAGTGGATGAAACAATCTTTAACATAAAAAATATTATTGCATATAATAAAGAAAGAGAAGAAAAAGAAAGATTATTCCAAATAAAAGTTGATGAGTTAAAAAAAATGTTTGAAAAAGAAAATTTAAATAATTTACAAGCATTAAAATTTGAAATTACTGAAAATAAAATTGAATTAGATGACAAAGAAGAAACTATTAAGCCATCCGGAGAAAACCCAACAGTGGTTAAATAATGAAATTGAAAAAGATATTCTTAATTTAAAACATGAAAAAAATCGGTTTATTGAACAGATTAAAAAAATAAAAAAAGAAGATATTGTCTTAAACCAAAAAGAAATAAAATTAACATTATGGGAAAAAATCAAAAAAGTGTTGATGGGGTAATAGAAAAATTGGCATTGATAACCGATGGAATTCAAACATTATTCCCAAATGGAAAATCGTTTATTGTTTTTGAATTAAATTATGAAGATTTTAAAAAAGTACAATCTAATTTTAGACATATAGATAGTGGATTTAATCAGTTTAAAATTGATTTATCGGGAATTGAAGTTGTTTTTATTTTAGAAAACACAATTAAAATAGAAGAACCTATAAAAATTAGTATTTTTGGTAAATTAAAATCTTTTATAAGTGGTAAACTTACGGTAAAGAATTGATTTATCATAACCATTCTTATTTAAAAGATCATACATGTACTTTTTTTGTTCTTTTGACCCATCTTTAATTAATATACAATCAATCCTTTGTTGGTTAATCATGTATTCTGATAGAGTGTCTATTAGTCTATTTGAATCCTCTTCAGTCTTTAATGAAAACAAATGTATTTTTTCGTTATTTTGAATAATAATTTTATTATTCAGTTTAGAAATCATTTTTATTCCTACTTTTGGAAGATATTCTTTTATCATTGTTAAAACTGTAATTCTTTTAGATTTTGTTATATCAAATAATAATTCTTCTTTTTTATAGCCATTAAGTATTTTTAAATTAAAATCAGGATCCTCAAGATCAACCCTTATTTGTCTTCCGTATTTATCTCGAACAAAATAAGGTCTGTGAGCAACACCTCTTTCTAAAAACCCAAGTTCATATTCACAATACTTACCATTTTCTGTCTCCATATTAAAAATAACTGTATTACTTTCACTTAAAATTTTATCATAAAATTTTTTTGCGTTATTATAAGTTTTAAATTTCTTTATTATTTTCTTTTTTATCTTATTTTTAAATAAAACAATTATAAAGTTACTCATTTGGTTATGATATATTTGTTAAGTATAATTATAAATTAGTAAAAATAAATATGGAAGATTATTATAATGTGTTAGGAGTTACAGAAAGTGCAACTCAAGACGAAATTAAAAAAGCTTATAGGAATTTAGTTAAAGAAAATCACCCCGATAAAGGTGGGGATGAGGAAAAGTTTAAAAAAATCTCAACTGCATATGATACTATTGGAGACGAAAATAAAAGATCACAATACAACAACCAACGAAATAACCCATTTTCTAACATGAACGGTTTTGGGGGTCAATCAATGAATGACATTATGAATAATATGTTTGGTGGTCGTAATTCACAAAATAGAGTTCACGACACCATAATTGATATAAATATTGGTGTATTGGAATCATACTTAGCGGGTAAAAAAAGTATAACATATAACAGAAAAGATAAATGTCCTCCATGTAATGGAAATGGGGGAGAGAAAAAACCATGTAATGTTTGTAATGGAAAAGGATTTGTTGTAAAACAAATGGGTTCAGGAATGTTTATACAGATAGTCCAAGTAGCATGTAATACTTGTAATGGTGTTGGTAAAATAACAACAGCAGCTTGTTATGCTTGTGGGGGACAAGGAACAAAAAATGAGATTAAAACAATCGAGATCCAACTACCACATGGAATTGATGATGGTCAGTTTTTAAGATTACAAGGACTTGGTGATTATAGAAACGGGGGATATGGTAATTTAGTTATTAGAGTTAAAACAACTAATGAGGGTAACTTTGAAAAATTAGGAACAAATCTTATATATAGTGCTTTTTTAAATCTTGAGGATTTAAAAAGAGGATCATTTGATGTCCCACATCCAGATGGAAAGATAAATGTTAAATTCCCAAATAATGTTGATACATCAACACCATTAAGAGTTAAAGGAAAAGGGTATAAAAGCCAACATAATGGCGATTTATTAATAAATCAATATATTAAATACAATAGAAGTTAAAATAGTGATTTAATATCATATATTAAAGAAACTAAACCATATATTGTCAATAAAAACATTATTGCCCCAGTAATAAAAACAAATTTTTGTGTTTTACTTGACGATTGGTCACATTTTTTACATCCGGTTACTTGTGTTGCTTCAGTTTTCATACTTTCTTTTTTAATAAATATAGTGTTACATATTTGACAAATAAATATAAAATTATTATTTTTATATAAAACATATATATATGATATCTTACATCGGAGGAAAAGCTCGAATTGGTAAATGGATTGTACCATTTATTCCAAAAAACATTGAAACTTATGTTGAACCATTTGGTGGTATGTATTGGGTTTTTTTTAAAACAAAGTTAAATGAGTACCCAAACCTTAAAACTGTTGTTTATAATGATTTTAATGGATTAAATGCCAATTTATTTAGATGTTCTAAAGATTATGACAGACTTTGGGACGAACTAAATAAATACCCTTGTCAACAGGTAGGGGTTGAAAATACACCTCCAGAATACGAAGAAATGTTTAATCAGTTCCAACAAGAAGTTTTTCATAGTGGAATTGATATAACTGAAAATAATAGATTTGAGGTTGCAGCAAAATATGTGTATGTATTAACTCAGGTATTTTCTGGATCTAAACCTGAAACATCAAAATATACCGATTATAAAGGTAAATACAGATGTAAAATTTTAATATTTATGGATAAATTAAAAAATAAAGAATTTAGAGATCATTTTGATAAGATAACATTTGTTGAAAATTTAGATTTTCAAATATTAATTGAAATGTATGATTCACCAAATACATATTTTTATGTTGACCCACCCTATTGGAAAACAGAGAACTATTATTCAAACCATGATTTTGATAGAAATGACCATGAAAGATTGGCAAATTCTTTAAAACAAATTAAAGGAAAATTTTCACTTAGTTATTATGATTTTCCAATTTTAAGAAAATGGTTTCCAGTAGATGAATACTCGTGGGAGATGAAAGAATTTGCTAAAGCCGCATCAGCTAAAAGTGGGGTGAAACAAAATATGGGGGAAGAATTGTTAATTATGAATTACGGTGAAAATAAAGTTAAAAAAATAAAAGTTGGAGAACAATTGGATATGTTTAAGCATATTTATGTATAATTTGTTTTTTTTTTATTTAAATGATATTTATAGTAAAAAAATATTATGGAATTAGTAAAAATTTTGTCAAAGATAATTAATGAAAATTTAAATATACAAAAAATATTATTAGAATATCCTGAATCAACAATTAAACGATTAGTTGATAAATTTTCATTAGAAACAGACGATAGTGAGGATGATATAAAAAAAGTTATTTCTGACTTTGAAAGATTTAAAAGTGGTTTTGCTAACGAAGATAAGGATATTTTTAGACACACTTATATTAAGTTAAAACAGTTAATTAAGGATAAATCCACAAAACAACAAACTAAAAAAGATCTTGATAGTTTTGCTCAAGAATTTGTTACAAAATACGAAGGAACGGATTTACTACTAACAAAACAAAATATTAAAAAATATTTTGAGTTGAAAACATTGTTTCCTGAAGATAAAGCGTTTAAAAATCCGGTTACAGATTTAAACCCATCACAACTTGATAGTCTTGTTAGAAAATATTTTGATAGATTTAATGAGAACGGAGAAAATGCATTAACAAAAAGAATGACTGAGAAATTCGCAAAAGAAATTCCTGATGAGGATCCACTTACAGTTATACTACCAAGAGTTAAAAGATTTGTCACTAATTTTTTATTAATACCATTAAACACAAAATTAAGTTCATTTATGTCTTTTGATGAATTTGAACACATTGTTGATGGTTATACTCCGGCTGGAGAAGATGAATATAGTATGCCTGAAATTGATGTGAGTGACGTGGACATTGCATATGAAGATGATAACATATTAATTTTTGCTCCTGATCAAAAACATAAGTGTATTAATATTAGAAAAAAATATGCTCCAGATAGAAGATGGTGTACATCATGGGAAGGATCAAGTAATTATTATTACAATTATAGATTAAATCAAAACTTAACATTGTATTATGTTATTAGTAAAAACCTTGAAGAATCTGATTTAAATTATGCGGTTGTTATACTTGTTGATAAGTACGGAAGAATGAAATTAGCGGATAGATCAAATTCCGGTCGATTTGCGGGAGGAGAAGAAATATCTTGGAGAGAAATAACTCAAAAAGTTCCTAGTCTTGAAGGTAAGGAAGATTATCTTGTACCAAAACCATTTACTGATGAAGACACAAAAAAACTAACCAAATATAAAAGTCTTAATCTTACAACCTCTGATCCTGTTAAAGAATTAGGATCAGTAGATGAGGTTGAATTATGGATGGAATTAAGAGGTCCTGATTTTAAAAATATTACTAATGGTGATGAAATATTTGGTAATTTACCTGAAGAATTACAAAAAAAATATATTGGTCTTGGAAATGAATTAGATGGTAATATGGTTAAGAGGTTAGCCCCTGCAGCAATGACATATTATGTTTCTAAGAAAAAAGAAAAAATACTAACAAAAACTTTAAAAGAAGTAACAGAAAACGATATTGCAGTAATATTATCTCAAGAAATGAGACCATATTTTAGAGATTTAAAACGAAAATATAAAAATGAACTAAACACAATTTTTGCGGATAACAAAGTAATATTACAGTACCCTAAAGATGACCCATCTAAATTTATTGTGATGTTTGGATTTGAAGAATTTTTTGAATCCCTATCAGAAAATATTGAATTCATTAATATTGAAAATAAAGGATCATCCCCAATACTGTTAGATTTACCAGAATCAATTGGTAAATTTAAAAATTTAGATACTTTGGTTCTTGATAATATGATCAAAAGTATACCTGAAAGTATTGGTGAATGTAAAAATTTAACATTTTTAAATTTAACTAATAACATTGAGTTAGAAAGGTTACCCAAATCAATGGTAAATTTAACCTGTTTAGAATTTGTTTCAATTGAGGGATCTAATCCAGATATTATAATTCCGGAAGTTTTACGAAAATATATGACAATAGATGAAGATTTTTTCTTAGTAGAATTCCCCGATAATATGAAACAACATTGCAAAGGAATCACATCAATTTAACTTATAGTTTATGAAAAATATAGATGTTGAAATTTACATTAGTCAAATGATAACTTTTTTTGAAAAAAACCCAAAAGATTTTATAGACTTAGTTGGTAACATACAAAAAGAAATTTTTTACAATAAAATGAAGGAGAGATCTTTAAAAAACGTAAAAGAAGAAAAAGATTTGATATTAACTAAAGAACAAATGATTGATATTGTTATTGAACTTCAACACCCCAATTTAAATGAAAAAAAAGACGATATTAAAAATATTGAAAATATTATATTAAAAACAAAATTTGGTAATATATTTTTAAATTAAAATTTTTTTAAAAAAAGTATTGTTGATTAAAAAAAAAAGACTATCTTTGTTGTATAATTAAAATTTAAAAATATGAACTATACAACAGAATTAATTCAAACAATGGCACCGTCTATTTTTGCAACATCCCCATCGTCAAAAATGACAAACAAGTACCAATTTGTTCCTACCGACAAAATTATGGAATATTTTGAAAGAGAAGGGTGGGAAATTTCATCAGTTAACCAAAATGGTAAGGATATACACTCAGTACATGAAGTAAAGTTTCGTAATCAACAACTTCCATCGGTTGGAGACACTTTAGTTGAGGCGATTATTAGAAACTCTCACAATGGTATGTGTGCATTCTCAATGAGTTCTGGGCTCCACAGATTAGTATGTAGTAATGGGTTAACAGTTCCAACATCAGTGGCTGATCAGTTTAAACTTAGACACAAAAATTTTGAACTTGACGATGTTAAAAGTTTAACTGAAAGTTTTGCAAAAAAATTACCAATAATTCAACAGTCTGTTGGAAGAATGATGGAACGTCAACTTACTATGTCCGAAAAAATAGATTTTGTTCAAAAAGCATCTAAACTTAGGTGGACAGCAGGATCAGTACCCTCAACACTTGATTTAGTTGACTTGTTAACACCTAATCGTAATGAAGATGAAGGAGATGACCTATGGAGAGTATTTAATGTAGTACAAGAGAAATTTGTCCGTGGTGGAATTGAATATAAATCACAATCCGGACGTAAAACAGGATTGAGAGGATTAAAAAATATTATTACTTTAAATACATTAAACACAAAACTTTGGGAGACAGCCGAATTAATGTTATAATTTATAATGGAAGAACAATATTTTACAAAAGAAAAAAATTTTTTAGATATTCTAAAAGAAAGACATCAAAAATTATATGCAATAATTAACGTTAACAGTGTTTTATCAATAGAACCTGAACTCTTAATAAAAAAAAACTTTGAAGTTGAATATCTTAATAGTTTTGAATATAATGGAGAAATTAAACACTCCGATGGGATATTTAAAAATAGATCAGGATTCTATTTATATTTATCAAAGATTACATTATCTGAGATAAATTTTAAAATAAAAGTTTATTACGACGTAAGTCAATTAGAAGAAGTTAAGTTTTTTATAAAAAATTTATCAAAACTAAAAGAAACTGATTAATAATAAATATTAAAATAATAAAACAAATGGAAATTACAAGTGTAGAATTACAAGAAAAAATCAATAAAGGTGAAAAATTAATTATTGAATTTTGGGCGGAATGGTGTGGACCTTGTCGAATGATGAAACCTATTTTTGAAATGATATCAAAAGAAAATACTTCCGATGTTCAAATGTTTACAATGAACGTAGATTTAAATCGTGAGGTTGGAGCATCATTAGGTATTAGAAGTATTCCTACTATTAAAGTAATAAATGGGGGGAACGTTATTGAAACAAAAGTGGGAATGTTGAATGAAAAAGATCTAAAAGGTATGTTAACAGAATTAATCAATGGATAAAGTTGTAGTATTATTTACGATGAAACAATGTCCGTTTTGTCATATGTTAAAAGAAATGTTGGATAAAGAAAATGTTGAGTATGTTGATCGTGATATACATGAATATGAGGAGGAATATAATTTATTTGTTGAGGTAACTAACAATGAGTATGTTCCATCATTTATGTTAATAGAGTCACCCGATGATGATCCAATTACTGGATTATTTGCTCCTGATAGAGATTTTGAAGATATTAATGAAGGAGTAAAAATTATTAAAGAATTTATTAATGGGTAATTAGAAGATAATAACATCTTCCAATCTATCTTGAATTAAATAAGGTTTTTCTCCCGTAGGGTCTAATATGTCCTGAATAAGGTCATAACCCTCCACTTTAGTTTTAAAGTCTTTTAAATCAAAGTTAAATAAGTCTAATATTAAAGATTTGATAATGGTTTTATCTAAACCTGATTTAGGTACAATTTTAATGTTAAAATCTTCATCGTCATTTAATTCTTTTGTGAAAAAGAAATGTACCTCATCGGTCATAATTGTACTGTAAACTTGGTTAAACATATAATGAGTATAATAAACCATTAATCTACCACAATTTAAACTATGACCATATGGAAACTCAGAATTAATTGAAATTTCACTTAAAGGTTCATATTCCTGTGTAAATGGAATTTTATTAACTTTAACCCAACCTGTTTCAATGTTACTTATTTTTTGGTTATAGTTTATAACGTCAACAACATTAAGTAATTTAATATTTAACTCAATTAATATTTCTTTAAATTTTTCTGCAAATTCATCTCTTATTAAATTTATATCTAAAAAAATTTCACTTGTGGTTATACCGTTTACAACATAAAAAGATCCCACATCAGAAACTTGTATTATTGAATCTTTATTTTTATCAATTTTAGATAAAATAAATTCGGCAAATAAATTAACAATGCCTCTTTTTGAATTTTTATTAATTAATCTCATATCTTTTTTTTACAATTGATATGGATTATAAATGAATAAATAAATAGTTTATTTAAATATAAAGTTTATTTAAATATAATCACCAAAGTTTTCGTTTATATTTTTTTTAATATCAGACCAATCTGGATAATCAGGAGTTCTAAAATCTATACATTCAAAATCACCATCGTAGATTAGTTGTTTCATCAAAGTCGTATAACTACCAAAATAATCTAAATATGAATCTGAATATGATTGACCTCTATTGTTTTCTAAAAATAAAGTAATGTCACCAACAAAATTTCTAATTTTAATATAATTTACATATATGGAGTGTTTTTTACCATCTGACATGGTATATTCTTTTGGGAATTCATCAACTTTACCTTCAAAGTATTCATCTAAACCATTATATACTAATTCATATATTTCATTTTGATATGCAGAATTATATGCGTTCCAATAAACACTTTGTAATTCTTGACCTAACTCACTCAAATCATTTTTACATAGTTCATTTATTGCCTCGGAATCTTTAATTAATTCATTTAAATCTTCAGGTCCAATTTTAAAATAACCTTCAGTTCCCTGATCTTCTGATAAGACTTCAAAAAAATCAGAATCATAATCTTCTAAAGATAATTCAACATTACCAATTTCTTTAAAAATAACATCTTTTAAATGGGCGGTATTTTTTTCGTCTAAATCGTCAATAACTTCAGATGGTTTTGTGTCAACATCAAAATACCAATCGTCACTTAAACCATCTCCGTCAAATATTTGTTTTGCAACATCTTCAGGAGAAATGTCACGACGGGAGGAACCACAGAAAAAAGAAGCCAACTCATCTCTATCCTTACCTAAATATAAATAGAACCCATCAGGTCTAATTTCAACATCAGTTAAAAGGTTGCTTGTAATATACTTAATAGTATTATCGTAGTTATGTTCTAAACCATGTAGTAAATAATTGTTTATAAACGATTCAGGAACAGAATCATATTCTAAATTAGATATTATATCACTTTCAACCAAATAATCAAACACTTCATTACTAAAATCATCAGAAGGAATATTATTTATATCTATTTTATTTAATAAATTTTTTCCTTTTATAAATCTAAAAAAAGTTAAAATTCTTCCATTAAAAATAGAAGATATTTTATCCCAATTACCATCATTAAATTCTTCTATAATATTGTTTACCGTCATATTTTTATTAATAAATATAAAAAAAGTGAGAAAACTAATTTCCCACTCAAGTAAATATTATAAACGACTATTATTTATTTTTATAATATTTCTCAACAATTTTTTTAACAGATTCCTGAACCGTAACATTTTGTGCTTGTGGTTGAGGTTGAACTGGTGTTTGTGGCTGAGGAGCCGCTTCAGACTGATTTTTTTTACATCCGCATCCCATAATAATTTAATTTTATATAGTTTATTTATATATAAATATTATAATATTATTAAATTTGTAAATAATATAATATTTATTATTGAATGAAAAAAATTATAAAAATTACAGAAAACAAATTAATAACTTTAATAAAAAATATTATTGTTGAAGAATCTGAAAATGATTACTTTGAAATTACTCCGGAACAATATCATAAATTGTTGGCATCTGTTAATTTTAATGCAAAAGTTATTTCAAGATTACCAATGTTTAAAGGTAAAAAAATAAGAGTTAATGGTAATTTATCGTTAAATGGTTTAAAACAAATTACTAGTTTAGGTGATTTAACGGTAAGTGGACAATTAGATATTCCTTATACCGGAATAAAAAACTTAGACGGGGTAAAATTTGAAAAACTTGGTTCGTATCATATGACACCATATGCTGATGAAATTGAGAAAAAAAGATTAAAACAAGAAAGGGAAGACGCTAATGAAAGAAGAATAAATGACGAATGGAATATAAAAAATACAGATGCAATAAGTGAGATGGCAAATGCTGTATTTGAACATATGTACGAAACTGGTGATTTATACATATTAGATGATTCAGAACGTGAGGATCTGAAAAATTTTGAAATACAAATGGTGGAACTTGAAGAAAAAATTGATAATGAGGAAGATGATGAAATTTTAGATGATTTATATGTTGAAAGAGATGAGTTAGAAGAAAATATTGACGCCTTAAAGGAAAAAGATAATGATCAATATGGTTTAGTTCCCGAAGATCGGCATTCTTACTATAAAATGACAGTATTTAAATCAATTCATAGTGATACATATGGAAATACTTATGCTGTTGGTACTGAAAGTGAGGTGGATGACTCCATTGAAGAATATTATGAAGATATGGTAAATGATTTAAGTAATTTTGATAAAAGCACACTAAGTTATCACATTGATGGTGAAGATGTGTATGAGTATTTTGAAGATTCGATTCGTGATGGGATTTATGATAATCCTGAAGATTATGATATTTCTAAAGAAACTAGTAAAGAACAAGATCGAGAAATAATAAATCTTAAAAATGAAAAAAAATCTCTTGAAATAGAAAATTATTTAATTTCAAATGGGGCTAGATCTCCTCTTATTGAAGAAGGAATAGAAAGTATGAAATACTTTAAATTTAAAGATTATATGAACAATTTATTAGTTGTTGAATGGTCTGACGATAAATGGCAAATTTACCAAAACAATAAAAAGGTTGAGTCAGTAACTTATGAAGATGAAGATGAGGATGGAGAACATGAATCGGATAATGAATCAAGGATTGAAGAAATTGAGAATAGGTCGGAAGAAATAGATTCTGAAATTGAAGAAATTGAAGAGAATCCTAATGGAGATTTAAGTGATGATGATATTGAACGAGTTATGGAAGAAAAAAGAGATGAGATAGAGTCTGACCCAATATCTTGGTTAGATGAATATGGTATGGACTATGATAATTTTGTTAATACAAGAAATTTACTACGTGACTTAATTGATGAATCTGACTATAGCGTAATAAGTCATTATGATGGGGATTACCAAGAAGTTAATATAAATTCAAATACCTATATTGTATTTAGAACTGACTAATACCTTTACAGAATGAAATAATATTATTATCTTTATGTGTAATGGAAAAAAAGAAAAAAATAGAATTTTTAATGAACACTGAATGGATGTTTGAAAAACCCATTGATCAAGAACACAAAGAGTATAAATTATTATCTTACTTTCAAAAAATGGGAGAAAAATTAGATAATATGGAACTCTATCCTGGATTCATTGAGTTGTCGTTACACGTGGCAAATCTTCAAAATTTAATCAGAGATAAAAAAATAATGTATACTAATAAAAAATTTACAACAATAGACGATGAATTATTAGTAAAAGATTTAAAAATAAAAGACATCCCGATATTAAACAATGAGGAAAAAGAAGAATTTAACAAAATATTAACATATAGTGCTCCAAGAATGTTAGAATATTTTAACATTGCTAAATCTGTTTGGGAAATAGTGTTTGATAGTGTAATTTTAAGAATAAAAAAAAACAAAAATGAGGTTTTACAAAAAAAAGGATATTTTTATTATTTAGACTCAAAAGATAATTTGTTTTATGTTTGGGAATTTAATGTTAAACAAGTAAATAAAAAATCACCTGAAAGTAAAACATTAGTAAATTTAATTTATTCTGAAAAAAAAAATAATTTGACAATTACAAAAATTATAAATACATTTAGTCAATGGAATCAAGATAATATATCAAAATTACCTTTGTATGAAATGTTATGTGAAGCGAATTTCCCAATAAATGAAACGCTTCTTCCATTGTTTAAAAGAAAATTGATTACCTACATTAATCAAACTCAAATGATTGAAAATTATAAAAAAAACAAAGAAGAATTAAATTTTTAAAATTGTATATGAAAGTTAAATTAGAATATGTGTGGTTAGATGGATATAAACCAGAACCAAATCTTAGAAGTAAGGTAAAAATAGTTGACTATCAATCTATTAAGGAAGCGTTTCTTGATGGAAATTTCCCAATTTGGAACTTTGATGGGTCTTCAACATTACAGGCTGAAACAGGAAGTTCAGATTGTATTTTAAAACCTGTTAGACATTATTTTAAAGATATGGAATCAACCGTATATGTCTTATGTGAGGTATTAAATTCTGATGGGTCACCACACGAGTCAAATAAAAGATCAAGTATTGGTGAAGGTTTTGAAGATCTTTGGTTTGGTTTTGAACAAGAATACTTTATATACGACAAAAAAAACAAATGCGTTTTAGGTCATGATCAAAACAACTTGGAACCACAAGGTAAATATTATTGTGGAGTTGGTCAATATGTTGTTGGAAGAGATTTTGTTGATAAACATTTAAATATGTGTTTAAATTATGGAATTGATATTACAGGAGTTAATGCTGAGGTTGCGTTAGGACAATGGGAATACCAAGTATTATCTAAAGAAAAATTAAAAAGTGGAGATGATCTTTGGATGACAAGATATTTTCTTTTTAAAACCTCAGAGAAATATTCATACCACATTGATTTACACCCAAAACCAATTACACATGGTAAATGGAATGGGTCTGGTCTTCATACAAATTTTTCAACAGATATTATGAGAAATGATGGAAATAAAGAATATTTTATGTCATTGTTTAACGCATTTGAATCAAGACATCGTCAACACATTAAATCTTACGGTTCAAACAATAATTTAAGACTTACTGGTGAATACGAAACACAATCAATAGATAAGTTTAGTTGGGGTGTCTCTGATAGAGGAGCATCAATTAGAGTTCCAAAAGAAACCGCAGAGGAATGGAAAGGATATCTTGAAGACAGAAGACCAGGATCAAACGCAGACCCATATAAAATTATTTTTGAGATTGTTAAATCACTCCACGAAACAAAACAAATATACCATATAAAAACCATGATGACTAAAAATATTGACACAAATAATCTTAGTGGTAAATATGGTACAATTTCTAATGATGAATTATTAAACGAATATAAAGAAGAATAATGGATAAAGAATGTGTATGTGGTGGAACCGGACTTTGTCAGTGTCCACCGATAAAAATAGAACAAGTAAATCATCCTCAACATTATGGGGGAAAAAATAACGAATACGAAGCAATAAAAGTTATTGATGCTTGGGATTTGGGGTTTAGTTTAGGAAATGCAATAAAATATATTAGCCGTGCAGGAAAAAAAAGAAAAGATACAGAACTTGAAGACCTCAGAAAAGCCCTATGGTACATCCAACACCACATTGAAAACATCGAAAAATAAAACAGGATTTAGTAAAGAAATTTCAGTTTTAGACGCAATCACAACACCAAGTGAATTACTACGGGAAACTTTCATAAATTTTATGTGGGGGTTTTTAGGTAATTCTATTGTTGTGTTTGTTGCAAAAGAATTGGACTTTTTAGTTTTAATAAATTATGTTCTGTATTACGTTTTAATTTCGTATATTGTCAACAGAAAAAAATATGACACAATTTTAGGTAAGTTTATAGTTCTTCCTGGTTCAGCCGCTGCGGGAGCATTTGCAGGATATAAATTAGCACAAATAATTACAGAAATAGTTTAATAAAAATTTGACAATAAAAAAAATTATAGTTAGGTTTATTAAAATTGTTTAATTAATTAAAAAAAAAGTATGAAGAATTTAGAAGACATTACTGGTAAAATTATTAATGGTAGTTGTATTGATGTAATGAAAACATTTCCTGAAGGTTGTGTGGATTTAATTGTAACATCCCCACCCTATGGTGTTGGAATCGATTATGATGTACATGACGATGATGTTGCGTTTGAGGAGTATATTGAGTTCGCCAAAGATTGGTTAACAGAGGCTTACAAAGTTTTAAAGGATGACGGTCGAATTGCCTTGAACATTCCTTATGAGATCAATAGACAAACTAAGGGAGGTAGAATTTTATTTCTTTCAGAAATGTGGCAAATTATGAAAGAAATTGGTTATGGTTTCTTTGGTGTTGTGGATCTTGAAGAAGACTCTCCACATAGAAGTAAAACAACCGCTTGGGGTTCTTGGATGAGTCCTTCTAGTCCATACATTTATAACCCAAAAGAGTGTGTAATTTTAGCGTATAAAAAACAACACATTAAAAAAGTAAAAGGTCAACCTGAATGGACAGGTGTTCCAACTGATGTTGGACAAGAAGACGGGACCACCAAAAAGAAAACTGTTTATGAAGAAAATGATAAGAAAGAGTTCATGGAACTTGTTTTTGGTCAATGGAATTATTTTGCAGACACTAAGTCAATGACTAAGGCAACATTCTCAATGGACATCCCAACAAAGGCAATTAAAATTTTATCGTATAAGAATGATATTGTTTTAGATCCATTTGCTGGTAGTGGAACTAGTTTGGTTGCTGCTGAAATATTGGGAAGACGTTGGGTTGGAATTGAGTTATCTCCAAATTACGCAAAAATTGCGAAAGATAGAGTTGAACCTTTTAGAATTCAGAAATCACTCTTTAATCAAAATTGAATCACCCTCGGTGATATCGTATTTAATACAGTCACCACCATTGATCTCTAAGATCATATCACCAACACCATCATATCGGGGACAATTCATATCGTCTTGTTCCCGACAAGGTGGACAATCCGAGTAAATTTTTATTATTGATTCATCTGATATAAAAATAATATCTAAAGGAGTAATACAATCCTTCATCCAAAATGAATGAGTACCTTCACTCATTACAAATAACATACCGTTAAATTCGTTATCAAATTTTTTACCTTTCATTCCGTCTTGAATGTCTTTATCGGTAATTGCAGATTTGACATTAAAAAGATTATTGTTTATTATTACTTCCATATATATATAAATATGTAAGGTATGAAAAAAAACAAAAGATTTTCCGGAATATTAGTTAAATGTAATGACAAGGTATTGTTGTGTAAAAGAAGTAGTGACAACACAATGCCAAATCAATGGTCAATCCCTGGTGGGGGGATAGAAGATGGTGAAACACCTGAAGAGGCTGCTCGTAGAGAGTTTTTTGAGGAAACAAATATTAAGATCAACGATAAATTAAATTTGGTTGGGTTTGTTGATAGATTTAACAAAGATGGTACCTTCCTAAAAGGTTTTATGTATGTCTATGGTCTTGAGGTTGAAGATAAAATATATCCAGATCTAGATAACGCAAAAGATGGTGGAGAACATAGTGAGTGTGGGTATTATAGTATTGATGAATTACCAATTACAAACAAAACAGATGAATTTTATAAAATAATTGTTAAAAATTTACAATAAAGTTAACTTTTAATAAATTATAGCATATTTATATCGTACATAATAACAACCAAAATCCTCTTTCTTAGTTATTTAGTGGTTAATCAAAAAGACAGTCCCATAATTTTTTAAAAAAATTATGGGATTTTTTATTTTTTGTTTGGTAGTTTAAAAAAAAGTATTACCTTTGTTGTATAATTAAAAATTAAAAAATATATTATGAAAAAATTTGAAGATTTAAAATTTGAAAAAATTGAAGACGCTCCGTACCAAATTGGTGTGAAGTGTCGAATGGTGTTTGAAAATGGATACGGTGTATCTGTTGTTTCTCACACACATTCATATGGTGGATCAAAAGGTTTGTTTGAAATTGCCGTTTTAGGTAAAGATGGTGACTTAACTTATGATACTCCTGTAACAAATGATGTTATTGGGTACTTGAGTCCTGATGAGGTTACTGACATTATGGAACAAGTACAATCTTTATAATAAATTTATTAATATTAATTCAAACGTCTAAAATTTAAAAAATGGGAACTTACATTCACACATTTAAAAAAAAATTCAACAAAAAAGTTATTCTTGATGGACAAGAAGTTATTGTTGGACAGGCAACATTTTTATGTCGACAAGATTGGTTGGGTAATTACTCACCATCTGAGCATAGAGAAATGACAAGAGCATATGCTTTGTCTAAAGATGACCAACCTGATTACATTATTTTTGAAGATGAATCAGTATATAAAAATAATAAAAAAGGAGTTTGGTCGGACGGAAGTGGTTTTTGGGGTGGTATTGATCATAAAAATGATTTTGTTGGCACACTAAAAAAAGTTGGTAAAAAATTTGTTATTATAAAATAATGTATTACCTTTATAAAAAATTATAGATTATGTTAAAACAAACAATTACAGGATACACACTAAAAGTTATTAATGAAAGTATGGGTGTGTTAATTGATGAGACATTTATGGATCAGATTCAATTTAAATTATTTTTAAAAATGATCCATGGGTCAATTGAATTGGGAAATAATTTGAGTTTTTACAATGGAGATGCATTCTTAGTACATATACCAAATAAAATTTTAATTAATTCCGTAATTATTAGTAATGTGGAAGATATTTCTATAAGTGATCAAGTTAAAAGTAAAATTGAATCATTAGTAACAAAATAAGATATGAAAAAAATAATTTTTTTAACATTAGTATTAGTTGGGTTATTATCTTGTGAGAAACAAGTTATTGAACCTGGTGAATATCAACCATATGTAACCCCAAATCCAACACCACAAGATAGTGTATACTCTTTGGTTGGACAAACTTGGGTTATTAAACAATATAGAATTGGTGAGATGGGTTTACCAATGGATATGATGCCAGTTGATACAATTAAATTTATTACAAATAATAAATACACATATAACTCAATGAGTACCCAAAATTACGGGTTTTATTCTGTTGGTAGTGTATATTCTTTAACATTGAATTATACAATATTTGGTTATTTAACTGGTAATGTAAATAAAGTTAATTTAGAAATGGGAGTTATAATTGGGGGTAAGTTTACGGATATTTCAATAGGTGTGGTTAATCCCCCAAACTACTACCTTTGGATGGAAAAAATATAAACATGGGAACAAATTATTATAGATCTCCAACTTTAAATGAATTGGAGACAAGGAAAAATCGTCTTATGTCTAGAATTAGACAAATGGAATTAAATGTGGAATCAGTTAATAACAATTTTAGAATAGATGGTACTGATCAATTTCAAAATTTGTCACCTTGGGATGAGTTTACTGATAATGTAAAAGTTCATTTGGGTAAACGTAGTATGGGGTGGAAGTTTCTTTGGAATTTCAATGAAGATAAGTTCTTTAAAGATAAAGAATCATTACTTGAATTTATTAAATCAGGTCGTATCTTAGATGAATATGGGGATGAATTGAGCCAGGATGAATTTATTGAAATGTCTTTTTCGTGGGGACAGGAAGATGGTTTTGATTCGGAATCATATTATTTGGAATATCCTGAAAGTAGAAATTCTTGGAGTAAACCTGAACGTTATGTGGATGGGTTAAGAATATCTGATTCAATAGACTTTTGTTAATTTTCCTTGTTTAGTAAAACAAGTTGGTGGAGTCGGACAATTCGTTGTCGACCTTTAAAAGGGAAGATTAGTCTTCCCTTTTTTTGTTTAAATTAATTAGGTATTGTTTTACTTTTGCCTTTGCTTTAAATAAATTAGATTTTGATGTGCCTTCACTAATCCCTAATTCTTCGGCAATTTCTTGATGTGGCATATTTTTAAAAAAGAACATCTCAAATACTTTTTTTTGTGAAGGATATAAAGTTTCAACCGCATCTTTAATCTCTTTTGATGAATATAAACTTTCTTCTGGTGTGTCGTCAATTACTTCTAAATTTGTTCGTTCAAAGTCAACAGGGTTTTTGTATGGACTTCTTTTTTCTTTTCTAAGTTCATCAAGAATTGTGTTCACAATTATACGGTTGGCCCAAGCTTCAATAGGTCCTGATCCATCGTACGTACTAAATTTTTGATGTAATTTAATGAACCCTAGTTGACAAAAATCATCCGCTTTTTCTCTATCTCCGTTAGAATACTTCATACAAACTTGTCTATACATTTTTGGGTATAAAGATTTATATAGTAAATTAAAATCAGCTACTTCATTTAATAATGATGAATATTGTGATTCAGTTAAAATAATTTTCATACCAATAAATAGTTGTTTATTTAAAAAAAAACAACTATCTTTGTTTTATGGAAAAACCGTGTAAAGAATGTCCTCACTTTATTAAGAATCGTCATAATGATATGATTGTTGAATTTGGAAATAGGACAGGTAAGAAACATAATTGTCATATGACCGAAGGGGTTAAAGATTTGTGGAATGTTAAAAATATAAAATTAGAATGTTATGGATCAAAGAGAGATGATTTACGGAGTATGTGATAAAACAGGTGGGTGTGATTCTTATTTTGGATTCTTTAAAAATGAGAAAGATGCGGAACACGAAGTTGAGGTCCAAGCTAATAGACTCAAGGAAGACTTGGGTATGATGGATATTGACATTCAAACAGACCGAGCATTATTTAATGGAAAATTGGTAGTAGTAATTCATGGTTATGTATTAAGATGAAAACATCTTATAACCAATACGGTGTTTATTAATAAATAAAAATTATGGAATTAGAAAAATTTGAACAAGCAAAAAAAGTAAAAGAAACCCTTGAAAGGTTGAAAACACAGAAACATAAATTGGAATCCGCACTTAAATCTTGTAGTTTGGGTGTTACAATTAAGTATACGTATGGAGGTCAATTCCGAACGCCAGGTGAAGTGGGATTATATGATAAAGAGATTATAAAAGAAATGATATCCAAAGTACTTGAAAAGTTGGATGAAGAAATAAAGTTAGTTAAAGAAGAATTTGAAAAATTATAAGAAATGGAAAATTTAAATAGTGTATGTTATGTTGGTTTGATCGGTGAGATTATACCAATAGAAGGTGCGGATAATATTGAACTTGCATTGGTTGGTGGTTGGCAAGCCATCACCAAGAAAGGTGAATACGAAGTTGGTGATATGGTTGTTATTGCAACTACCGATGCGGTTATACCACAAAAACTTTCTGATGACTTAGGTGTTACAAGTTATCTTCGTAAAGGTCAGAGAGTAAAAACTATAAAACTTCGTAAGGTTTACTCTGAATGTTTAATAATACCAATAGGGTTTGTTACGGAAAAATATAGATACGATGGTTCTGACTGCATGGAGTTACTTGAAGTATTTAAATACGAACCGCCAGTTAGGATGGTTCAGTTAAGTGGGGGTAGAAAATTCAAATACTACCAAAACCCTAACTTCCATATCTACCACAAGTTTCCTAACTTGAAGAATGCACCTGAAATGTTTAACGAGGAAGACATAGTTACTGTTACTCGTAAACTTCACGGAACAAATGCTCGTTATGGTATTGTAAGAAAGAAAAGACTTTCATTCTTTGATAGAGTCAAAAAGTTATTTGGAAACAAATGGGTTAATTACGAATATGTTTATGGATCACACAATGTGGAGAAAGGTTCTGATTCACAAGGTTTTTACTCTACCGATGTTTGGAGAACGATCGCAGATAATTACAAAATAAAAAATAAACTATGGGATTATGTTAAGACATTTGGTAGTCCTGACTATTTGGGTGATGGGTTAATCATCTATGGTGAGATATATGGTCATGGTATACAAAAAAATTATGATTATGGTTTAACCGATGTTAAGTTTGCTGGTTTTGATGTTGAATTAAATGGTGATTACCGACCTTATCATGACGAAAAGAATGTCTTTGAATCGTTGGGATTACCAAGAGTTGAGGTTCTTTATTTGGGGACTTGGTCCAAAGAAAAACAAGATAAATACGTATTCAATAACAATATAGAGGGAACCAAAGTTCCTCACGAAGGTGTGGTTGTTAAATCCGTTACCGGTGATAGACATAAAGTTGGTAAGGTAATCAACCCTGATTATAGTATATTCTGTGAAAAAAATAATGTAAGTGACTCACATTAACTTGATAATGTTATTTTTTTGCTTTAAATTTATAAAAAATATATAATGGGAATAAAACATTTAATTCAACAAAATCCTGACATGGGATTTAATTTAGTAAAATTGATCTCTAAACTTGATGTTAGTAAAACTAAAAAACTAACACCATTTTTATTAAAAATCTTTAAAAAAAAGATGGAGTCTGCGTACAAAGATGTGGATAATTATTATGGTAGTCGGAAAAAAACCGTTAAGAATATTTTATTGAATACAAATATATTTGAAAGACAATTTTTAATATCTGTTATTGATCAACTTGGTTCAGATAATATTGAAATGTTGCCGGAATTTATAAATCTTTTAGATAAAAATTTAATTGAAAATAAAGATATATCTACCTATAATTCTATGGATGACATTATTAATCAAATTTCAATTGCTAAAACAAAAGAGTTATTAAAAAATGCAAGAAAAGAGATTTTAGTTATCTATGAAGATGATGAGGTTATGATGTTTAAACCATTAACTTTTGAATCATCGTTAAAATATGGGTCAGGAACAAAGTGGTGTACTGCGATGAAAAGCGAACCCGAATATTTTTATAGATACTCAAGAAATGGAATTTTAATTTATATTATAAATAAAAAAACCGGTAGAAAATTTGGAAGTTATTCTGATAAATTTGATGACCAAATTTCAATTTATAATGAGACTGATTCTCAAATTGATTCTTTTAATTTAGGTATCTCGTATGATCACGTATCTAAATTAATGGGTTTTTTAGATAAAAAAAATAGTGTTAATAAAACATTATTTTCTGAGAATGAATTAAAAAATTGTAATACATTTTTAATAGAAAAACAAATAGAAATGGAATTAGAAACAGAACAAACGGAAATCCCTGATGTACTTCCACCTGATGAACCGGAAAACACTTATCCATTAGTTCACATGGAAAATGAATTTCTTAATGACGTTGATCAATATACTCCAAGACTTATGCCAAGACTTAGACGAGTATGAAACATAAAATATTTGTAAGATTTGAGACAAAAAAAAATAATTGGAATGAATTGATAAAAGAACATAATAAAAAAAATAAAAAAGATGCAAACATTAACATTTAACACAACAAAAAAAGAAGTAATTTTGATTAATTCACAAGGAGATATAATTTACTTTCAAAAAAACGTCCCAACAGTAAAAGTGATGGACCAACATTATGAAGTTTATGTTGAAGATTTTGATGGTAAAAAAATTCCAGAATTTAGAGCTCCAATTGCTAATACAAATATGATCATTGAAAAATAATAGGGTATGGATGAGAATCAAGAACGTATAAAAAAAATGTATTTGAGAATAAACAGTGAACCAAATGATCATGAGATGTCGCCACCCCCACCTAAAGATCGTGAAATGTTACTACCTCCACCAAAAAAAGGTAAAACTAAAACTTTTACTCTTGATGAAGATCAAGTTAAAAAGTTGGAGGAATGGCAGAGTCATATAAAGGCTATCTATGGAAGTTATGGAAACTACGAATATACATTCTCAAGTAGTGGTATAGGACAAATTGTCGTAGTATATAGTGAATTAGCTGACATAGAATTAGATTTAACAGACGTTGATAGTTGGTAACCTGACAAAATGTCAGTATTTTATGAATGGAATGTTTTTTGGGAAAAATAGTACGACTTTAAAGTCATAATAAATAAAAATAAAAATTAAAATTAAAATTAAAAATGGGAAAAATTATTGGAATTGATTTAGGAACAACAAATTCGTGTGTTGCCGTTATGGAAGGAAACGAACCTGTAGTTATAACAAATAGTGAAGGTAAACGAACAACACCATCCGTTATTGGATTTATTACAGATGGAGAAAGAAAAATTGGTGATCCGGCTAAACGACAAGCTGTGACCAATCCGGATAAAACTATTAGCTCAATTAAACGTTTTATGGGTACAAGTTTTGAGGAATCTAAAAAAGAGATTAAAAAAGTGCCATATAAGATTGTGAAAGGTGATGGAGGATCCCCAAGGGTTGAAATAGATAAACGACAATATTCTCCACAAGAAATATCGGCAATGGTACTTCAAAAGATGAAACAAACTGCTGAGGATTATTTGGGTGAAACTGTGACTCAGGCGGTTATTACCGTACCGGCATATTTTAACGATGCTCAAAGACAAGCAACTAAAGAAGCGGGTGAAATTGCGGGTTTAGAAGTAAAACGTATTATTAACGAACCTACCGCGGCGGCATTGGCTTATGGTTTAGATAAAATGTCTAAAGATATGGTAGTGGTGGTATTTGACTGTGGTGGTGGTACTCACGATGTGTCCATTCTTGAATTAGGTGACGGAGTGTTTGAAGTATTATCAACTGATGGGGATACTCATTTAGGTGGAGATGACTTTGATCAGGTAATTATCGATTGGTTAGTAAGTGAATTCAAAGAAGAAAATGGTATTGATTTAACTCAGGATCCAATGGCATTACAAAGATTAAGAGAGGGGGCTGAGAAAGCAAAAGTTGAATTATCCTCAACCTCATCAACTGAAATTAATCTACCATATATTATGCCTGTGGACGGTATTCCAAAACATTTGGTAAGAACATTATCAAAATCAAAATTTGAACAATTAGTTGATTCTTTGGTTAAAAGAACAATTGAACCTTGTAAGAAGGCATTAAAAAATGCTAAGATGAAGGTTTCTGATGTTGATGAAATTATCTTGGTTGGTGGTACAACAAGAATTCCAGCAATACAAGATGCGGTTAAACAATTCTTTGGTAAGGAACCTTCTAAAGGTGTTAACCCTGATGAGGTAGTTGCGTTAGGTGCGGCAATCCAAGGAGGTGTGTTAGCTGGTGATGTTAAAGATGTCTTATTATTAGATGTAACCCCATTATCTTTAGGTATTGAAACTATGGGTGGAGTTATGACTAAATTGATTGAGTCTAACACCACAATCCCGACTAAAAAATCTCAGGTGTTCTCAACGGCAGCGGATAATCAACCAACAGTTGAGATCCACGTACTTCAGGGAGAACGAGCAATGGCAACCGACAATAAAACTATTGGTAAATTCAACTTAGATGGTCTCCCACCGGCAATGAGAGGTGTTCCACAAATTGAAGTTACGTTTGATATTGACGCAAATGGAATTATCAATGTGTCAGCGATAGATAAAGGAACAAACAAACAACAAACAATTCGTATTGAGGCATCTTCTGGGTTATCAAAAGAAGAGATTGAGAAAATGAAACAAGAGGCTGAGTTAAATTCCGAACAAGATAAAAAATTAAGAGAAGATGCCGAAGTTATAAACAGAGCCGACAGTACGATTTTTCAAACTGAAAAATCAATCAAAGATTTGGATGAAAAATTAACCGAAGATCAAAAAACCGAACTTAATACGGCACTTGAAAGTTTAAAAGAATCTTACGGTAAAAAAGATATTGAGAAGATTGAAAATGATATCAATGATCTTAATACTAAATTTCAAACTATTAGTCAATTATTGTACGAACAAACAACAACAGAAGAAGAAAATAATAAACCATCTGATGTTGAGTTTGAAGAGGTAATCTAATTTTTAAGTTAAACATAAAACCCTCACCTAATCCGTGGGGGTTCATGATATAAAATAATTTATTAAAAAATAAATAAAAACAATGAACAAAATAATATTAATTGGAAAAAAACCTTATTTGGTTTCTAATGAAGAAATACAAATTGGTGATGAAGTTATTGTAACTGTTGGAGGTCAATACCCGTCAAAAATGATTTGCGAAAACGAAACTGTTTTATCGTTAATCAAAAATCCAAAATTAACACTAACACAAAGTTATAAAATTGTTAGTGGACCAGATAAAGTTAATATACCCGAATCAAGAATAGATTTAATTTTTGAAAATGGGGGTATATGTGATGTATCAGTTGATGGATCTGAACTTAAATTTGATAATATATAAAATAATAAAATGGTAAAAGAAATTAATAATTTTTTATCTGATGAAGAATGTAATGAATTAATAAATTTATCTTCAGATAGTTTTGATAATGTTGAGGTACTTGGTGAAAATATTGATGGATATAGAGTAGCAAAAGGAACTTGGTTAGAGGAAGAAGATGGTGAAGTTGTTATTAAATATAGAAAACTTATTTCAGAAATAACACAAATACCCACAATTAACATGGAAAGTATTAATGTTTTAAAATATGATATTGGAGGAGAATATAAAGATCATCATGATTTTTTTCATCCTAACGAAAATTATTATGATGATGAAATAAAAAGAGGGGGACAAAGATTAAAAACAGGTTTAGTTTATTTAAATGATAATTTTGAAGGAGGGGAAACATCATTTCCAAACCTAAATATTAAAATAGTCCCCAAAAAAGGAAAACTTGTATTATGGGATAACATAAAAGATGACGGTTCTTTAGATTATGATAGTATCCACGCTGGTTTACCAGTAACAAATGGTTTTAAATATATTGCGGTTATTTGGATTAGAGAAAATGAATTTTACTAAAAATTTGATTTATTAAAAAAAAATAATTATATTTGTTTTATACAAATTAACTAAATTATGAAAAAATTAATTCTTATCATTTTACTCGGACTTATAATATTTTCGTGTAACCAAAAAAAATATAGATATAAAATAAAAGGTACTGTTATTACCAATAAAGGTCCTCATCCTGCTATTTGGTATACAGACACCATTAGTTTTGATGAGGATACGGCATATTACTTTAATAGTGATGGGTCTGAGGTAAGAATTAATCCTCCTTATGTATTAATTGATAATCAATAAAAAAAATGAAAAATTACACAGAAATAGAGACATGGATTAAAAAAGTTATTAATTCTTGTAAAACTCAAGAACAAATAACTACGGCAAATAAATTAATTAATAATTTTGATAATCAATTAAAAAATAAAAATGTTGTGGAGTATTGGAGAGAATATCAATATACTATTATTAATCCACTTGAGGTTTATTTAAATAAAAAAAGAAAAGAAATCCTTTAAACAAAAAAATTAAATGGGTTTTGATAAAAAAATATTAGATTTAAGTAGAACAATATACCAGACATCTGTTATGGTACATGGGACAAAACAAAATCCAAAAGAACACATTGAAAATATTAGAGGAATGATTAGAGAGTTTATTAGGACGGAAGTTGTTCCTTATGAGTTAACCAATCAAGAAAAATTGTCTTTTATTTTAAAAAATGAATTAATAATAACAAGAGCAGTTCTAAATGGTCACAAGGCTAACGATCAAGATGAGTACCAAAAAACTAGAGAAAAAATTAAAAAATATAGAATAGAATTAGAAATAATTAAATAATTAAAACCCATATAGATTTGAAATTCTACATGGGAACAGTACAGGAGTTCTTTGACATAAAAATAAATAAAATTTAGAAAACATGATAGAAATAACATCATATGTTTTAGGTATGCTTACGATTGCGGCAATATTATTATTAATTGCTTTAGTTTTAGGTGTAGTTAAGATAAAAAAATTAGAAAAACAAACAATAACAATTAAAAAAATGATTGACGAAGTATATCAATCAATTGATCACGAAAGAAGACATACTGAACAATTACTTCAATCTACCCATCGTGATATTAATATGGTTGAACAAACATTAATGAATCAAGTTAGACATGTGGATGAAAATCATCACAAAATAGAAGATCAAATTCATAGAGAAATTGATCAAACAAAATCATACATTGATTCAAGAATTGATAAAGTAGTATTACAAGGTTCCATTATAGGAAAAAAAGAAATAGTTAAATAATCCGTTAAAAACTCTTGTACTTTTATTTTAAATTTTAAATTATTTTTATTATATTTGTAACATGAAAAAAACAATAACATTTATTAGTGATACACATACTAAACACCGGTATTGTGAAAATGATTTACCAGGTGGTGATATACTAATACACGCTGGAGATTTTATGAACGGTGGATACTCTAAAATAGAGGTAATTGAATTCCTTGATTGGTTTAGTACAATAAAAGGATACGATAAGAAAATTTTTATTGCAGGAAATCACGACCGTATTTTAGAAAATGAACCTACTTGGAGTTTATTAACCATCAAAGATTATACAAATCTAATTTATCTTCAAGATGAGATGTTTGGTCTTTATGATATGGATGAAGATCGTAGTTTAAAAATCTATGGGTCACCTTGGCAACCAGAGTTCTTTAATTGGGCTTTTAATTTACCTCGAAATGGGGAAGTAATGAAAGCAAAGTGGGATGATATACCTGACAATACGGACATACTGATTACACACGGACCACCATTTGGACATTTAGATATTCCAGGAGGACAAAGTGTAAGAGTAGGTTGTGAAATGTTACGTCATCGAGTAGATGAAATTAAACCAAAGATTCATGTGTTTGGACACATACATGGAAGTTCAGGATATTATTATAATGGACACACACACTTTATTAATGCTTCAGTATTAGATGAGAGATATAATTACACTAACCTACCTGTTAGCGTTGAATGGGATTCAATAACAAATGAAATAAAATGGTTATAATTAAATTTGGTAAAGTAAAAATTTTTTCGTACATTTGTAAAATAAAACAATAATTATGAGTAAATTTGACTACAAAGACAATCGGTCTATAGCAACAAAGGCAAAATCTTTTGCACAAAGTCTGATATTTTGGAGAGGACGTAAAAAAGGTATTATACACACTCGTAACATCAACTTGGATGACTTACGGTATATCTTTTTTCCAAAGAAACTAGAAAAGTGGGGATATCTTGGAATAACTTTCTATAAAGAAGACAGCGTCTACTACAAAGCTCTTTATCCACTGGTATTGGCAATGGACTATGAAGCAAAACCAAAATGGTGTCCAAGATTGTTTCTACGGTTCTTACATGTATTTGGTAGTGACCGATCAATTGTTAGAGTTCGTAATTGGACCCTACACAATCTACATAAAAAATTAACTAAAGGTATTGCTTTTATTGATTGGAAAACTAAATGGGAATCTTATGACCTCCGTATTTCTATACACGCACCAGAACACATCCAAAACTTGGCTGATGATATTGAACGTGGATTTTACAGCAGAGGCAGGCAAAACGAATTAGTTGAACAGATTAAAGCGATAGATCCAGCTGCTAGAATTATTTGGGGTAGCGTCAAAAGATTAGAAGAACAATTAAATGAGTTAGAAAACAATCAAGATTAAACAAACTAAAATAAAATGAATAAAAGATTAAGTAAACAAGAAAAAAAAGAACAGATAATCATTGATTTAGTTAACAAGATGTTTGAAATTGCGGGTCATACGGTAACCTTTGAGGACATTAAAGATCGTAAAGACAATTGGTTTCAGGAATGGACTATGACTACAGAACAAAATGATCAATGGAAGTTATGGGGTAAAAAATACCTAATAAAAAACCTACGAATGAACGCAAAAAGCGCTGAAAAAGAAATGATGTGGGCCTCACTACAATGGGGTTTAAAATTTAGTGATTTTACATATAATATAATTAAAAATGAGCAAGATTAAACAAACTAAAATACCAATGACATTAACGGAAGATAATGTTTTAAAGATTGCTGTTGATCAGGGAGTAATTGAAAATGAATTCAATTGGAAAATGATTCGTGAACATGATGGATTAACTAACCAATCTAAAGAAGTAATGTGGTTGGAATTTAATGAGGAAGGTAGGTTTAAATCAAAACATGATAAACCAGCTGTTGGTCGTTCACTACTTATGTCACCATTTAGCCAATTTTTTACATGGCAAACAACTCCAATAACAGAAATTGTTGAGGAGCAAGATGACTATATTAAATTTAAGACAAAAAATAGTAATTACGAGTTATGGAAACTAAAAAAATAATATGAAACTAGAAGTATTTACAGAAATCCTAAATAGACTTAGGAAGCAATCAGACAAGGAACATGCATTGTATGTATTAGATATAGACACTATTAATTTCTCAGATAATTATACCTCAGTGATAAACATTTTATTAGAGGTGTACTATGGTAAGGATGGAGCAGATTGGATTGGTTGGTATCTATGGGAGAGAGACCCTCTTGGAACAATTGACCAAGCAACTAATGACGGAAAACCTATTTGTTATGATATTAAGTCATTATGGGAAGAGGTAGAGCAGTGCAGGTTAGACAATACAAAAGAGTATGAGCTACCTGTTAAAATAACAGATGAAGAGAAATTAGAAATATTAAACATGATAAAAAATGGAAAAGGATTCACATGTTAGCTATTAACAACTATTTGTCCCAAATTTAGATAATATATGGGACAGTTTGATAAAGGATAAGTGGTAAAAGTTACCACATTAATTAAATAGAAATGATATGAAACAAACAGCAGCAGAATGGTTATTTGAAAAGTTATGGAATACAGACAAGGATAAGTTTACTTGGTATGCTATACTTAAACAAGCCAAAGAAATGGAGAGAGAACAAATAATAGATTTTGGGTATGATATAGCAGATGATTTAGCTTGTGGTAAGTATAGAGATAAGAAACATATGGAAGAAAGATATGATGAATTTTTAACATATAGGGAAGAAGATGATGACATTTAGTGAATTAATGGTGGGGGATAGAGTTAAAACCAAACTTAGTGGTTGGGCAACAGTAATAAAAACAGGTTGTTATAACGGAACAATGATTAAACTTAATTGTGATGTTAGAAAATGGTGTTGTCCTTATTTTTATGAACGAGAATTAGATTTTAAACAACAAGAACAATGAAGATAGATCAAGAAGAGTTCAATCGCAAGGCACAACATATTATAGACACTGTAGTAAAACCACAAGTTAAGAAGTACGAACAAGCAAAAGCAAAAGAAATGGGAAAAATAACAATAGAATTTGATTCGGTAGAAGAATCACAAGATGCAAGAGTGGCACTTGATGCTATGAAGTGGAAGATGTCAATGTGGGATCTTGACCAAAAGTTAAGATCAACAACCAAACACGGAATTAAGTTTTATTCCAACGAAGAAGCATCAAGTGAGGAAATAGATATTTGTGAAAAAATAAGAGAAGAAATCAGAGAGACTCTTGAAGGTTATGGTTTAAATTTAAACGATTAAAGAACAGGACAAATGAAAACATTATTAACTTTATTATTTATACTTCCTTTTTTTGTGTTTTCACAAAAGTCAGTTATTGGAAAAACATATAATCTAAACGGTTTAGAAATTGCTCAGTTTGATTTTTCAGATCCAATGACATACGATGAGGCGGTAAAAGCGTGTTCAAAATTAGGTGATGGATGGAGATTACCAACAAAAGAAGAAATGGAAAAAATATACGAAAATAAAGATATGTTAGGTGGTTTTATTTCTCCAATATATGTATCAGACAACTCTGAGTTTTTTGTTGATAATAATGTTTATTATTGGAGTGGTAGTTCTTACGGATCCGATTATGTTTGGGTTATAGGATTTACACATAGATTTGTTGGAGTAACATTAAAAACAGGTAATCTTTTCGCAAGAGCAGTTAAAAAATAACAGGATTTAGTGGTATACATATGTGTGATGGAGTTGACATTACGATAAAAAAATATTATATTTGTACTGTGAGTATAAAAATAGACGATAAATTAAACAAATTATGAAAAAAATTTCAACCATCATTATTATCACATTAATTTTTACTGGAATATTTGCTGCCATTATCAATAATAGAGCAAATACCAAATTTAGTAGATTAATAAAAGATAAAGAAAGAATAATCGACAGTCTTAAAAAAAATCCCCATGTAGACACTCTATGGTTATCATTACCTGAAGACTCCATAAAGGTTCAAATAGGAAAACAATTAAAAAAAATTCAATCTCAAAGGGATAGAAATAAGGCGTTGAAAGAATATATTATTTTCTTAGAAAATGAAAACCAATTTTTAGGTAGTGTTCTTGCGGAGAAAGAATTAGAAGATGGTATCAAATAATAAATAAATTACTAAAAACATAAAAAATGAAAAAAAGAACACTTAATGAAATAAGACAAGAAAAAGAATTTGGTTACAAACCACCGGTAGATAAAAAAATAAAATTGGAAAAAAAGTTTGAGATTAAAATTACCATTACAGATGGAGAAAAAAAAATAAAATCAAAAATTAATGTTTCCGATTATAAAACAGCAAAAGAATTACATGTTAGTTTGGTTGATGAAACTGTTGTTGCTTTATTGGTTGAATTTGAAAATAATAAAAATATAGAATTGAATTAAAAATAAAAAATATGAAAAAATTAATGATTAGTATTGCGTTAATGTTAACTTTAAATGTTAATGCACAATGGATAAACAAAAATGTTAATAATGGGTTTGACGATCCTTATCGAATATGTTATACTGCCGAAAATAATAAATCAGTTTTAAAGTTAGAAAATGTAGATGGATCAATATTTTTTTATCTGCAGGGTGGGTATACGTGTGATGAAAACCCCACGGTAGACTTGTCTTTTTTAGTTAACGGTTCCTATGTAAAATATTCTGAACCTATGGAAGTTTCTGAAGATAAAAAAATTATATGGATCGTTAGTAATCTAATGGAAAGTAATATACTTAATGACTTTAAACTATGTAGTGTATTAAAAATTAGGGTAAACGATATAACTTGTTCATCTGAAGTTTTTACCTTTAATATGGCCGGAAGCTCATCAGCACTTAAATTTATTATTGGTAAATAAAAAATTATGAATAGAGAACAAGCAAAAGACGAGTTAATCAATGTCCTTACGAATCAAGTGGTGGATCTAACAATGATGTCCAAGATTGAATTGTGAGATGATGTGATCTCTGAGATTAAACGACTAAACGGTATTATTAATCAAACAGAACCAAAATTTAAGGTTGGTGATAAGGTACACAAACCAAAAGGATATAAATTTCCTTGTACAATCGTAGGTGTATTTGAAACAATCGGTGGTGAAATACGGGTGATAGGCGAAATGGATGAATATGGACTATTACACATCTTCAACGAAAATCAATTGGAAAGTTATGAACAAATGGTCTAACTATGGTAAGTGGAGACATCCTGAAAAACGTAAAAAACTAATGAAAAATATAGATATAAAAAATAATACCTTAGATAAACAATACCAATCACTCTTACAAGACATCCTTGATAATGGTGTATCAAAAAAAGATAGAACAGGAACTGGTACAATAAGTGTATTTGGTAGACAGATTAGACATAAAATGAGTGAGGGGTTTCCATTACTTACTACAAAGAAAATGCCGTTCAAAACAATCACCACAGAACTAATGTGGTTCTTGCGTGGTGATACAAACATCAAGTTCCTTGTGGATAATAATTGTCATATTTGGGATGGTGATGCTTATAAGAACTATTGTAAGATTGCAAATTCTGTAGAAGAACCCGATTATGAAATCCATGTTGACGACCCAGACGAAAATTGCACAAGGGTGATGACTATGGAAGAGTTCATCAACAAAATCAAAACCGATGATGAGTTTGCTAAGAAGTGGGGTGACCTTGGACCTGTGTATGGAAAGCAATGGAGAAGTTGGAACCGAAATGCAACTCGTGATGAGAAAATAGTTGACCCTGGTGTTTATACAAAACAAATAGACCAAATCCAAAATCTAATTAACGACCTTAAAACAAATCCAGATTCAAGACGATTAATTGTCTCAGCGTGGAATCCCGCAGATTTACCACATCAAGTATTACCACCTTGTCATTATGGATTTCAAGTTTATACAAGAGAGTTGAGTGCTAGTGAAAGAATCACGTATAAAAACACTAAACAAATTAATTTATTGGATTCAAATGAACTGTTTGATTTTATAA